GATTGGTTCCAATGGGCAATGTATGCGTCAATCGCAGCTTCCTTCGGACTCCGTGGCATAAAAGGACTCAAGAAGTAAATGGATACAGATAAACTTAAACGAGAGTTAGAGGCAGACGAAGGCTGTGTATACGCCGTCTACCTAGATCACCTCGACCTTCCGACCTTTGGCATTGGTCACCTTATTCGTAAGAACGATCCAGAGTATGGATTAGAGGTGGGAGCCGCTGTTTCTTCTGAGCGCGTATTAGAGGCGTTTGAAGAAGATATCCAAGTCGTCCTCGACGATTGCGAAAACCTTTACCAAGACTTCGGTGACTTACCTGAAGAGGTACAGCTGATTATAGCCAATATGATGTTTAACCTTGGCTATCCACGTCTGTCCAAATTTAAGGGTATGAAAGCCGGTGTCGACGCTCGGGATTGGCAAAAAGCCGCAGACGAGATGGTCGACTCACGCTGGTATAAGCAGGTAACTAACCGTGCTGAGCGGTTGGTTCAGCGGATGCGAGCGGTCGGATAGTGACCTCGTAGCCCATCTTGTTTAGAACTTTATTGAAGTTCGACAAAGTAGGCTGTCGCTGTTTAGCTTCCCATGTATATACAGTAATCAGGCTTACGCCTGTATCTTTGGAGACGTCTTTTTGAGAAAGTCCAGACTCTTTTCTAAGTTGTTTGAACTCGTCAATTAGATCAGCCATTTTTTCCAATCTTCCTCTAGCACTTGTGTCGCGATATTTATCTTCTTGCGTAGAGCACCGACTATCTTTTCGTCGACCGTGCCTTGCGCGATTAAGTCGATGTAGGTAACCGCGTTTGTTTGACCTATTCTATGTGCACGGTCTTCTGACTGCAACCTTACTTCAAGATCGTAGCTGTTACTATAATAAATTACTGTTGATGCAGCAGTTAAAGTTAGTCCATAGCCGCCAGTTCTAGGCTGTCCAACAAAGAACCTTAGTTCTTCGTCAGTTTGGAACCGCTCGACAATATCTTGCCGCGCTTCACCATCTGTATCCCCAAAATAAGTAGCTACAGCACTTGGACCATAGGCTCTTGCTAGTTCCATTTCGATAGCCATAATATCGTGTCGATAATTAGCCCAGATGATCGCCTTACCATTTACTTCTTCTAGGATAGCTAACAGCTCTGGCATACGGTTGTTATTGAACCGGACAATATTCCCATCGTCCGTATTTACAAAGCCGCAACTAATTTGATGTAACCTGAGAAGCTGCGTGATAACGGCGTTCGCAGTTACCATTTCCATGTCGTCTAATAGCGCTACAGCAGTCTTCTTCATTTGGTTGTACATTTTCTTTTGTTCAGGCGTTAGCTCGATCGAACGCATCGTATACGTCTTTTCTGGCAGGTCGAGGCACTCTTCTTTCGTAACTCGAAACGAATACGGCTTGATAGATTCAGTAAGCTCGTCGAGGTTACGGAACCCAAGGATCTGGTTATATTGATGCGACCCACCTGCCGCGCTTCGTTTGATCATATCTGCATAACGAGCGCAAAAGGCGTAATACGATTTAAAACCTAATAGCTGTTCACCCAAGAACTGAAACTGAGCGAACAGGTCTAGTGGTGTTTTAGTAATCGGTGACCCTGTAAGAATCCTCTTGTATTTACAGCGTTTAGCGATACGGATAGCCGCTTTTGTTCTACGCGCTTTATGGTTCTTAATTACCGTCGACTCGTCGATAGCGATTAATGTCGAACCGCCGTGCGAAGAAATAAATTTGGTAGCGACTTCCTCAGCTTTCCCAGTAGATAGCGCTTCGATATTCATAACAAGAATGTGAAGGTTATCGTCTGGCCTCCATATTTCTCGAATAGCTTCTTTATGTGCCTTCGTTAGAGGGGACGCCCAATATGCAACTTTATGCCGTGTCGTATCCGGCATATGGGCTGGAAGTTCTTTGCCTACCCAGTTTTTGTAAACGCCCTTCGGAGCGAGAATAATCGCTGAATTAATTAAGTCCTGACCGTCTAGGTACGCGATCGTATCTACTAGAACCTTGGACTTTCCTGTTCCCATATCCATAAGCAGCGCGAACGACTCACTTTGATAGGAAGCTTCAAGCGCTTGTAGCTGATGGTCATACGGTTTCGTCTTAAACGTGAATGTCATAAAAAAGCACCTATCCGTTTCAGGTCTTATATTATAGTATAGCTTCCAAGTAAATACGGAGAAAGATTAGACTTATGAAGCAATACACTCTTCCCGAAAAAATCTACAACTCGCGAATGGCGGGTCGCATCCGGCGCTTACATATTCGCCCGATGAACGGTGAGGAACAAAACGTAGCCGCCCATACATGGGGCTTGACTATGATTCTCTTGGATTTGTTTCCAGATATTTCCAGAGACGGTTTAATCTTTGCGATCCGGCACGATGTACCGGAGGTCGTAACAGGTGATATCCCTGCGAACGTAAAGTGGGCGCACCCAGCGTTAGAAGAGGCGCTCGAACAGCGGGAAAAAGAATTCTTGCAGAAGATGGGCTGGAAGTCAGAACATACTGGTGTTCCGTCTTGGGAGTATGAAAATAGGTACATCAAGATTGCAGACCGCATAGAACTTTTGTTCTATTGCATGGAGCAGATGTATCTTGGTAATTGGCTGTTAGCGGATGTGTACCTTAACGTGCGCGATAAACTGATGGAGGATATTGAAGGCGTTTCTAACAAGAAGATGAGGGCAAAGATAATCGCGTATGTAGACGCCTATAGTGATTATCTAGCAAATAATTTTTCTAAGAAGGCTGTTTTCCCTCGCGACGGCTTATCTATCTCATAATGTCATAGACCCTGTCATAAGAAACATTACGAGCGTTAACAGACAGTTAAACCGTTTCTTATGAGATTATGAGATTATGACGAGCTTTTACAGTAAAACGTCCTTTAAAACCTACGGTGAGGACTATACGGTATTTAGCTCCAACCTTGAAGAAGGAGAAGACTTTGGTTAACGATAACCTTGACGATATCCTCGGGGGCGAGGCGATAAACACCCTAGCAGTCGAGGCAACCGACGGTGAAGTCCGTCGCATTGCTGAGTTGGCAAATAAACAACTCGAACTTGAGCGCGGCGTAGCCGAACTCGAGGATCAGCTGAAAGCGAAGAAGGAACAACTGCGTGTCGTCCAAGAACACGACCTTCCTGATGCTTTGGCCGAAGCTGGCGTATCCGAGATACGTTTAGCAGATGGCTCTAGGGTAAAAGCCGAACCGTTTGTTACCGCTCATATCACGAAAGCTAAAGCCGAGGAAGCCCATATGTGGCTCGTCGACAATGGTTTTGGTGACATCATTAAAAGAGAGGTAACAGCAAAATTTGGTAAAAGTGACGATAACTGGAAGATTGCGGTCGAAGCACTGCAAGCTCGCGGTATCAAGATCGAAACCAAAGAAGCGGTTCATCACTCAACCCTGAAGGCTTTTGCTAAAGAACAGATGGAACAAGGCACCGACTTGCCGGTGGCGTTGTTTGGTTTGTATTCCGGCTTTAAATCGAAGATCGCTAAATAGGAGGTAAGTTATGGCGAAAAACGAAGTTGCAGCGAAACAAGAAGGTGGCGCAGTTGCCATTCTGGACGAGTCCCTTCTTTCTTATGGAACAGGTTTAGAAGAAGTCACTTCTGACGATATTTCCATTCCCTACATTCTAGTTCTGCAGGCTCTTAGCCCTCAGCTTAACAAGAATGACGGTAAATATATCAAAGGCGCTGAACAGGGTAATATCTACGACTCTGTTCTTGACAAAGCCTATGATGGCGACGAGGGTATCGTCGTTGTGCCGTGTTACTACAACAAGAAGTATATTGAGTGGGCACCGCGTGAAACTGGCGGCGGCAAAGTAAAGGAACACGATACACGTGAAATCCTTGCTCAATGTACTCGTAACGACCGTGGCCAAATGGTTCTGGCTAACGGAAACTACGTTGCAGAAACAGCACAGTTCTTCGTTATGATTTGTAGCGAAGACGAAAGCGAGTGGACGCAAGGC